TCCTTTACTAGGAACCACAGGTGCCTAATAGTTATTGCCACGCCGTGGGCGCGAAGACAGTGAACGATGTTCTCTGCCGCAGTCGCATAGCCGTCGCCTACAGAGAACGGTGACATCCAGAACAGGTTGTACGCCCCAGTGTCATCGATCCAAGTGTGCTTATCTAGGGGTACCGCTTCGTTGTCTAGTTCAACCATGCCTCGCGCTTTGAGCCACAACGCGGTATCCCACGGAATTGGGTCTGACCACTCTCCAGGCATCAACGTTACCTGGATGTTCGACATCACCTGAACTTTGCCGGTGACGTTTCGCACACTAACAGCCTCCACTAACGCCTCCTTCTTTGGAGGCTCCGGGGCAGAGTACACTTCCCAGTAAAATACTCCACCCCGAAGCCGGTACTACCTCTAGGTGATGGTGACCGTCCCGAACAGCTCCGGCACTACCATCTTCTTCGCGTTCCTGGTTCGCACGTTTCGAGACCACTTGTCTGTGTTCAGGTACGCCCCCGGCAACGTTGCGTCGTCGTATGGGAGAAACTCCGCATACACCAACGGCATTGCTGCTAGTGGGATGTACGGCGAGAAGATGTACCCGGTATCTGTCTGAGAGCGGGGGTACACGCCCATCAAGGCCTTGTCGGCGTTTACGTACACCGAGGTGTACACGTCCCAAAGACCATTCAGGGTTCCGATAAGCTCGACGCCCACGCGTGACGGATTTAGGTCCGGTCGGGCACGAGGTTCGGCCACGTAGTCTGAGGCCTTGCGAAGCCACTTGATGACGTTTCGGCCACCAACAAGGTAGTCGGCCTTGCGGTAGCGGTTCGCAAAGATCAGATCCTCGGTATCGATGAATGCGTGAACCAGAGTCTCGGCCCACTCCTTCGTGGTGTAGCCAGCTGGAACCGTGGATGACCAGTTCGTGTTTCCAGCCCCAGCTCCAGTGATCATCTCGTTCAGGCCACGCTCCTCGAGCTCGCGCCCGATCTCGTTACCCATCTGGTCAATGAGCTCAGCTTCGACATCGATTCCCAGTGCTCCACGTGCATCCTCCATTACTTCAGTCGACCAGCTGGCACCGAGGATGTCCTTGGTCGCCGTGAACGTCTCAGACGTAATTACCATCTTGAGACGCTTCGGAACCGCGTTCTCGATGTTATAAGCGTAGTCGCTGTCGGCTGCAGTGACGGATGAGTCTGCAGCATCCTCCCGTTGGAAGTCCTGGTAGAAGACTCGACCCACGCCCCCAGACATTGGGGGCAGGGGCTGGATTGAGGCAATCTTCATCAGGAATAGCTCCGGGAAGATGTTTCTGATTATGGGCAGTGCGTACTTCTGCGGCAGCACCAAGTCGGTCGTCAACGTAGCCTCAAGGGCCGAACCTTGCCCCGAGAATATTGACTGGTTCTCGAAGATCATGGCCATCGGTTCCCAGAGTTTCTCGGGAATAGGCTTCAAGCCATGCTCCTCGCCGTCCAAGTACCACCGCCACTTCTGGATGAGTGCCGCCCGCTCTGCACGCCGCTCTTGCAGGTATGTAGATGCTTCTGGGCTATTCATCCGAAGCTCGTCTATCTGTGTTCCATTCATGATCGTAGATCCTCCAAATCTTGATAGAGTTAACCCTTAAGCGAGTCGGCCACCAGAAAGCCGAATCATGTCCTTGTGCTCTTCAGTCATCTTAGCACTCCGACTAGATTTGACTTTGGCCCGATCCGGGGGGTGTGTATCGCCTTGGACGCTCCCACGCTCGCTTGCAGTTCCAAGCGAGGCTGCGAGTGCCTCGTCGAGTGCCTCCTTGATCGCTTCGTGAGCAAGGTCCTGGACCGCTGCTGCAGTCTTCGGGTCACCGGCGCGGATCTTCTCCGCTACCAGGCTCGATATGCCGACGTGTGCAGCCTCCGCAACCGCAAGCTTGATCTGAAGCTCCAAAATCTCCGCTTGCGCTGCTTCCAGTTCCTCATTCAACCTAGCAGACTCCTCAGGGTTGGCTGACGCTTCAAGTGCCTGGGTCAGACTCGCTAACTGGTTGTTCAGCTCGTCGACCTCGCTTGTGTGAGCTGTAGTAAGCTCACCCGTAAGTTCCTCGATCAGTTCAGGACACTTCTCCTTCAGCTGGTCGAGGGTAGCATCTTCCAACATGTCTTCCTCCTTAGTTTCAGTCTCTTGGGAGTAGGCAACTTGCGGGGCAGACTCGAAGACCCTAACGATCCCCGCACCTGCGACGCCCGGATGAGCCGTAAAGTCTATACCACTCAGAGTTGCATTCTCCATTATCTCTACATCTTGGCCATCAACTCTGCCCATACGGCACGTAACCGTCCGCCCGTCGGCACGAATCGACGTTGAGCCGATACCACCGTGACGAAGTAGTACCTGCACGTCTCGGCCTTCGGACGTGGGCATGATGATAGCTTGGTACTTCACAATTTCCTCAGCGTCCTTAGCTCGGAAGAGCTTAACAATCCTTCCGATCGGGAGCTCCTCCACAACCGGAGTAAAGAGCCCCCCCGTCCCCGCGGCCTTGCCGTGGCTAGTAAACATCGTTGCTATTCCACCCTCATCGATATACCTGTTCGTATTCTCGATGAGCTTGTCATTGAACTCCGCTGAGTAGTACCGCAGGTTCGCGCTTATGATGTCATCCTTCAAGGCGACACCCTCAACCTCCATGATACTGTCGGGGCTGCCCTCGTTAGATTCACTAACTACTTCCAAAGCCGATTCATGAGCCTCCAGCCTTACGAGCAGTCCGGAATCTTGCTCAGCTGTCGGCGGGGTCACCGTCGGTGTCATCGCCGGCTGGTTGTTCATTGTCAACTACCTCCTGTGCTTTACTCTGTATACGGTCGAAGACCGTACTCCACTGCGATGGTGACATCTGCAGGAACTTTAGTGCGATATATTCATCATCAACCACTCCAAGACCGACAAGTGTTTGAGCAGCTGCCGAGAACGACTGGAGTGCCTGTGCCTCCTCCACGACATCGAGCCGTGAAGGGCTAGGCCACTCAACTACGTACTTCGCCTCAAAGGGATTAACACCCTTTAGTAGAAGCGACAGCGCCACGAAGTGGTGAATGAAATCACTCATTACTGATTGAACTCTTCGGATCGTACGAGCGAAGCGTCTATCCTGGTAGGACAGTGTAGCTTTCGCATTGATGTCCCGCTCTAGACCCAGGTACGCCTTTGGCACTCGCATTGACGTAAGAATCTTGTTCTGATAGTACTCAACTGGGTCCAGATGCGTAAACCCGGTACTCGCAGTATCCAGCACACGGACGTCAGTCAGACCCTCCTGGATCTGACCACCGAAGTCATGGTACCCCCGTCCAATAAACAGATCCTTTACTACTGACAACTCCTCGTCGCCGAGAACTCCCGACACTACCTTCTTGTTCATCAAGCCAGCTTTGAACTTTTGGATGTAAGTAGTTGCCTCCACACTGGTCTTGCCAGTAGTATCCAGAACGAACAACAGCCGTGCAAATGCTCGGGTTAGCCAGTTGACGCACAGGGCCTCCTCCATTGCCTTAAGCTTTCGCCACGAGTGCCGCGCCGTGTAGCACATCGACCGGCCGTAGGGGCTGCTCCCACGTCGGTTCCAGCGAATATGCTCCATCTGCCACGCACGGAACCCCGCAATGAATCTATTCGTTCGTGGAACGTACTGCTCAAACGCAAAGTTGTTCTGGGTGCTGCCTCGAAGCAGTAGCCCCACCTCGTCCTCGTTGCGGACCATCGAACTGGGAGGCATATACATTACCCTAACAAGGTCGAAGTCCTCTCCAAGAATGTACTGCTGAAAGTTATCACCGTACAGCAGGGTGTCTCGTGTAATGCCATACATCTTCTCGCGAAGTCGACATCGCTCAATAGCAGCCTCTACGTAGTCTTTCACTGACTCAGATACGCCGTCACCCCATATGATCCTAAACGACTCCTCAGCCCCCCCTTCAGCATTTACAGCTTCGTCAGCAAGCACGTCCAGTGCAACTGCAACTTCGTCAATAGTATCTTCCATCTCCTCAGCGTCGTCGTAAATTTCAATACGCTCCGTAGAGATGTTGAACCATGCTGAAGTCAGCGCCGAAATTTCAGCATCTGCAACACCCACCGTAGTCGTTCTGGTCGGAGCAGGTACCTGCTGACTGAATAACTTTGTAAGTCGGCCCACTAGCCTTGCGAGGCCCCTGGGGGCTTCTAGAGTTGGTAAGGCTGCCACAATATCTCCTCCAAAACTTTCTCTACTTCCGGTAGTGACGTATCAAGACCGGTAAACACTTTGCGCCTCGGACCATTCTCTCCTGAAGCTTCTAAAGCTTCCAAGGCTGCCGCACGCTCTTTACGCTCCGTCTCAATCTCAAGTCTGACCCAGTAGTCACCAGTGCCGGGTGCCGGACCCATGTCAGCCCCAAACTGGAATGTATCTGCTACAGTTACCTCGGCGGAGTTTAGCGACTCCCACTGCTGCGCTAGCCGCCATCCACCCTCAAGGGCGTCCAAGCCATCATCGTGCGACAGTAGCGGAGCCTGCTCCATCTCCTCAAATAGGAGGTCGAAACTTCCCGTTGCGTGGGCGGGGAATGCTAGGTAGTCATTCTCGACGTCAGGCTGCAGCGACTGGATCCGCATTTCCTTCCCACCCCGGTGCGACTGCTGGATCGGCACTATTGGTAGGTAGACACCCTGCTCACGAGACTCTTTAGCAGACACTGACGCAAAGAACGCTTGGAACTGGACTGCCTCGATACCCCACCGCGCAATCGAATAGCGTCTGCCCCAGTCAATCTGGTCCTGAAGTATCTTGTCAGGCGTTCGTCTCTTGAGGTCCGCCTCGACGACGAACCCTAACCCCGAGGGAGCCTTAGCAATGATAATGATTGCGCTGTAGTCAGCTGCTTGGTTCTTCCCAAGCGACGGATCTGTAAATGCAAAGACAGTACAGTCGGACAACTTAACTGGCCTATGTGTCGAGTTGAGAGGTGTTAACACGACCTCGTCGCCGATCCAGTCCCGAGTGTATGTAGCCCACCGGGGGAAGAGTCTCTCCTCGGGAGCTACAGGAACATTCTGGAGCTCCATTGAGAACGACGCAGCACCCTCTGATGCCTTAATAACCATAAGCTGGTAGTACGGGTACGCTTCCGGCCACGCACTCTTAGCGCCGGCGTCCATTGCCTCGCGATGCTTCTGGTAGAACTTGTAAGCATCCCGCTCCTTCCGCGGGTTCTCGATGGCTGTAAGAATCTTCTTCCACTCGTGCCACAGGTCAGGATTTTCGGACCATGATACTACTGCTTGATAGGTGGTATGCTGAAACATTGGGTTTCGAACACACTCGCGTACCAGGCACTCCGAGTGGATGAAGTTTCCAATCACCAGGATCTTCGTATCCTCCCACCCAGCACGTACCACCGACCGGTTAAACCAGTTTCGGACATCGCGACGCATCGTCGGACTCTGGACTGCTTTGATATCCTCAGGGTCGTCAACAATTATCAAGTCTGGACGCCACTGCCGGAACTTCCTACCCCTGATCTTCATTCGGGACCCCAGGGCGACTATTTTTGTGTGGGTGGCTGTCTCGATATCATCTTCTTGCCACTTGTCGCCTCTGAGGTCCCCAAAGTCTTCCCTGAGTCGCACGTTGTTCTCTAATTCGTGCTTCAGGGTCGACAGGTGACCCTTTGCCTGCGGAAACGAATCGCTAATGATTGGTATGAAGTGCCGCTTCGAGTAGCTGGCACACCACAGAGGCAACCCAAGCACGGCCCATGTAGTCTTACCTGCGCCTCTAGGCCAGGCTATTGCGAGGTTCTGGCGGCCCGGGGTATCCATCATCTCCTCAAGAGTAGCAGCAAACTCTTGGTGCATTGCAGCCGGCGGCTTGTTAAAGTGCTCCCTCAGATAGAACCTATTGAAGAACTGTAGGTCTAGCTCCCCGAGCTGCTTACGCAACTCTGGAGAACTTAGTGGGACATCCATCCACCCACTTGCGACTAGCTGCTCCGTAGTAAACCTACGCTGCAGCGTCTCAGCTATCAGTTGGGTATCATACGTATCAAGGTTCATTACATCATCACCGAACATGTACTGCACAGGGGGATTTGGGATTTCCTTTGGGAGTTGTGAAGCTCCCTAACCCGTTGGAGCGGTGGTCCACTCCAGATCTCCTCTATGCTCTGCTCGTGTAGATTTCCCATCGACGTCTCTGGCTTACTGTCAATACAACACATTCCCACCGAGCCGTCGCACCAAATGTACATACCATTGAAGGGCTGCGCACACGGCTCCGTGGATGCACATCCAGTGTAAGTTCGAGGTTCTCCCCCGAACTGTTCTGATCGCGAGTCGCACTCACGATGAGTAACCTCATCAACGAGTCCTTCCCAGTACTTGAAAAACGCAGGTACTTCGGCACGGTTCCGATCAGTAAATGTCATATGTGCCCGCGTACCCACACGGTTCCCTGCGTCGCGGTTCAACTCCAAAAACCGTAGAGTGTTTGCCATAACGACGCTGAACTTAAGCGGCGGCCTCTGCTTCTCATAGACCTCAGCAGTGACGCCATCAATCGAAAACGTAACGTGCGCTATCCGGAGGTCGATTAGAGCCTGAGCTGTTCTCTCGTCTAGCAGCGCGGCATTGGTGTACAGAGTTACTTGGGTTGTGGGTAGCTTCTCCCGAAGGTATCCAACTAGCTCGATGAAGGACGGCCACACCAGAGGCTCTGCATACCCAAATGGGTGGAACACTTCAACACCACGTCCAACACACTGGTCAACAATGCTCTGGGCGAACTCTAAGCTCATGTCTTCCCGCTTGAGGTACTTGCTTGGACAGATGGGGCAACGAGCATTACACTTAACACTCGTTTCCAGCTGTATAACCTTTGGGAAGTCTTCTACTACCCGTCTCATCTACAAACCCTTCGCGTATCTCTGCATCTTCCGTACCTTTGTCTTACTGGTACCTAACGTCTCCGCTATGTACTCAACGTCGCCGTCGATTAGCTCCTTAGGTGTCTCGATCCCCAGCTCATCGGCTAGCCGCTCGCAAAGTTCTCCACCGAGTGGAAGGAGAGGCTCACCCTCTACCTCAAGTGGGACACCAGCAGCCTCGAGAATTGCTACTACCTTTGGGTACATCTCCATACCCTTCTCCCAGGCTACACGGCGGCTCGAACTCGGATCCATAGCGATGAGCCGACGGTAGTGTGAGTTGCGGCGGCGAACCTTACTCGGGTAATCTGCCGAGTTGTTTTGATGCGTGAAGTAGAACTCAGGATAACTTACCGCCTTTGTGAGACCCTCCGGCCCGGCATGAGGGTGCTCCGGATAGTGGACCTTACCCGTATTCTTGAAGATCCTCCACACTGGCAAACTCCAGGTGGCTACTCCGTCCACGAAGGCATTCTGGGTAACCACAATTGCGTCAGCCTTGACAGAGTCCGCTGCGAAAATAAGCTTGCTGCGGAAGTTAGCCAGCAGCTCGTCGCTCAGCTCTTCGTCAGGGTCAAATACAGCAACCCAATTGCCCCGGCTGATTACATTGTGCAACGCCCATTCTCTGTGGGGGAACGGATTGTGCCTCCCAGGACGTTCAAAGTAGCGTACATTTGGAAACCGGCCAGCAATCTCGAGAGTCTCGTCCGTACACTTACCGTCGTGTACCACAACTACGTCGTCGAAGTGCTCTGCATGTCGGTCCAAGAACGGACCGATACGCACCTCTTCATTTCGTACCGCGACCAGCAAAGATATCGCACCCATCTTACTCCTCCCCTAATGAAGGTCCGTGTACCCAGAATCGATCCTTCTGGAGACTCTCAGGAACACCAACCCAGTTATAAGTCCAAAAGTTCTTCCCAAACCTCTTGCTAACTGCCCGGGCCACGCCCGTACTCTCATCGTAGTAGTCGTCGCCGAATATTGTGCCTCCCGGCCTAAGGAGAGGCTGGTAGTTCTCAAGGTCCTCCCATACCCAATCTTCTCGGTGTGCCCCGTCAATGTAGATTAAGTCAGCTACGACATCGAGCTCCTTAAGAAGGATCGAGCCATACACGGACTGAAGCGGCACGGGTGTAATGTAGTTCTGTACTCCGTGCTCCACCACGTTCGCAAGAAAGGTGTAGTAAGCCTGCGGGTACCCATGCTTCATGTTTAGGCACTCATGTGCTCCGCCTTGGTACATAGCGTCGTC